ACTCTTCCCATTTTATATCCTTTTTAATTCTTCCATTACGTTTTGATCTATTTCTATATCAATCATTTCGTCCTCTGGCATATAATTTAAAAAGATGAGAATTGTTTTAAGTAAGTACCAATGTTGTTTATCTATTTTGAAAAACAATAGAGTAGTTGCAGCATCAATACCGAATACATTTGCCAAGACAATCACATGATTAATAATTAATCTTGACTTGAATTCTTTAGATGTATCATATTTTCTAAATAATCTTTTCAGATATTTAAAACGCTTCATATCATCTTCAAATTCTTCTTTACTAGCACCTCTATTATCATAATGCCTTAATGCAAATATGTCAATAGTTTCAGGTGTTAGTATCTTAAAATCAGCCATAATTTATTCACTTGTATTAATGTAGTAGTAGTATGTTATTTTAAACTCGCAAAAACTTTAAATTGATTGTTCTCTTGTTTTTCCCAGTTAAATTCCATCTTCAATCCGCCATCTTTTTTATGAGAAACTCCGTCACCGTTTTCAATTTCTGTACCTTGTGACATAGGACCGTTTGAGTTCTCAGGTGTTTTGCCGTATCTTCCACCAAATTGAGTAACTTCAACAGTTGCGTTTCCTTTATCTGACTCTATCTTAGGTTCAGTAAAGTTTAATCCCATAACATTCAACTTATTGTTAAGTTGTTTCATAGCAGCGTCAGGTTGCATATACTCTTGTTGAGCCAATGCACCAACGAAACCATTTAATCTTTGCATTACTCTTTCATCATGTATGTTGAAAAGACCTAGATTGTCATCTTCAGCAGAATTAAGAGCAACAGTATGACTTTCATCAAATTGTTTAAAGCTTTTCATTTTTCTTTTCCTTTTTAGTTTCTTTATATTCGTCAGATAAATCTATCTCAAATTCCAATTCTTTAACTTCGTTAGGATTTTCTGTTAAGATTTCAGAAATAACTTTAGAATCCTCATGAGCTTTTCTAGCTCTAGGAGATAGTCCATTTAATTCTTGTAACGTTAATTTACTCATTTTATCTCCTTATGAAGTTGCCATATTTAATGCTGCTTCTTTTTCTCTAGGCATTTCTTTATCGTCTTCAAGTTCTTTTAAAAACAAATCACATTGTTGATTTGCCCCAGCCAAAGCATTTAAATTGTTCTTCATTTGTCTAATTTTTATTTCACCATCTTCAATTTGTGTAGCAAGAATATCAACATCTTTTTTAATCTGTTCTTTTCTTGCGACTAATTTTTCTATTGTAATTGACATTATATATCTCCATTATTTAATTGTGTAGAGGGGCCGAAGCCCCTCCACATTACTGATTATTAGTCAGCGAAAGCAGGTGCAGTATCAGAAGATACGAAACCAGTTACTCTCCACACAGTAGCGGAAACACCAATACACTCTACGTCATAGTGACCAGGTACATTGATTTGTAAAGTTTCGTTTGAGTTACCGTCTGAACCAACAACTGAATTAGCATTACCATCGATATCAAGGAAAGAAACTTGTCCTTGGAAAAAGATAGTGTTACCAGAACCAGCAGAAATGATTAAATCATGTCCGTCTTCAGCAGCAGAAGCGATATTCGGTCCTACAAATCTGAAATGCATACCAGCGATAGGCGTTGGTAATGTTACGATTCTGTCAGCAGTTAAGTCGTTACCAATCAAAAGTCTACCAGCGTGAGTAGCTTCAGTTAGTGTAACAGCAGTATCAGCTAAAGATACAGGCGCCATAAGAGCGTTTGCAGCTTCACCAATAGTTACTTTTTTGTTAATCGGCGTTCCAGAAGGATCATCAACCAAGTGAAGTAAATCTTCTCTTGCAGTCGCTGTTCCTAATGAAGTTAATGCCGTGATTTTCTTGTCAGCCATTTTATTTATTCTCCATTTGTTTATATACCCTTATGTATTCGGGAATGTTAGCCCAGACATTGATATTATCTCGTCAGGGATCAATTGTATAGGATCCTTTCGAACCCTATACGATTATTTATAATAGTTATTTCTAACTAGAATTATGTAGTAGTAACTCCGTTAAGTACCGAAGCACTTCCTGAAGTTGAACCAGCCTGTGTTACCACGATTAAACCAGCAGCATCTGTTGTAAAGTCTTCAGCAGAGAAACCGTCTGTTCCGTCAGTTTCATTGATAATTTTTTCATCTGAATCCTCTAACATCATAACTCTTCCAACTTGTGTATCAACACCGAAACCAGTTCTATATGCCTGAGTTCCAATCACACTTGTAGCACCATCGGCACCTTCAGTAGTCATTGAACCAGCATTTAGTTCAGGTTTTTCACCACCATCAGTTGAGAACAATAAGTTAATATCATCTGCAACAGTAATTTCTTCTGAAACTGTAAATGAAGTTTGAGAAGCAACTGCCGTGATAGTAAGTTCATTGTTTGTACTAACAGAAGTTACATTTGGATTTCTTGATGTTGCAGTAATTGAAGCGGCAGGTGTAGAACCAGCACCGTTTACAGTCACTACTTGACCTACAGCGATTGTTCCTGATACACCGTCAACTGTAACTGTTCTTGAAGCAGTTAAGGCGCCGTTTACTGTACCACTTGCACCAGCTGAAGCGTCCAATATAATTGAATCATCAGCAGTTTCATCTCTAATACCTTGGATAGTTTCACCATCAACATCTTGCATAGTAGCAGTTCCGTTTAAGTGAATGAATCCATCAGTAAATGATAAGAAACCATTAGCAGTAGTATTTAATCTACCTCTAAATGTTAGTGTGTTTGTTCCTGTTCCTGATTGATATTGACAAGCAACGGTACTATCTTCTACCATGTCAGTCGCACCCAATTCAGATAATAGGATAAACGCTTTGTTTGTAATTGTTTGGTTAGCAGTTGCAGCTGCACTTGTAACCGTTACTTCTTCGTCAAATGTTAGTATCAAATCAAAGTCTGCAGCGTCAGCGTAAGCGCCTGCTGTGTAATCGATTGATAATAAGTTTGCGGATTGTGTAGATACTGATAAGTTTCTAATACAAACTAAAATTTCTGGAGCAGCGTCAGCATTATCATTACCAGTTGCAGCAGAAGCTACACCAGGTTGAAAAACCCATCCTTTTTTATTTGCAGTAACAAACTCACGAGAATATCCACTATTAGAATCCATAGGTAAACTCTTAGGTCTACTCTCTGCATTACTAGTTTTTCCCCATAGTGCCATTGTAATCTCTCCTTATTAATAAGTTTTTAATCTTGTTTTGTTAATTAACATTACTATTTATCAAAACCCTAATCTCTTGAGTTCAGAAATAGTCTTTGAAGCACTAGTATGATGTATACCAATACCTCCAGCTGCCTTAAATTGATCTACATTTCTTTTGAAATCGTCAATTAATAATGCAGGCCGTCTTTTCCCACTACTTTTCATTGCAAATTTTTGCTTATCTCTCCGTCTAACTAAGTTAATATTACTTGTAGATATATTAACATTTCTTCTTAACCAAGTCTTTTTTCCTGGTATACAGTTAGGATCTTCAATAGTATAAGCAGATAATATATGTGGTTTATATTGATTAATATAATTCCATAGTTGTTGTCCTCCAGGCATCCAAGGCATATTTGACCAGAAATTACGATACTTCTTGATCACTTCCCAATGTTCATCTGACTTATCTTGTGTAAAGATAACTCCTGTCGCCTTTTTCGCCTGTACTATAAAGTCACAAAGTACACCGTCCATATCACAATAGATACGAGGTAAATCACCTTTTGCTTCTCTATAAAACTCTTTATAATCTCTCACTAGAGATCCTCCCTAGTGTAAATTTCCACTATTAACTCTCATACCACCAGAGTAGTTACCAAGGTCTTTTTCTGGATTGATTTCTATCTTAGTCTTTCCGCCAACTTTAATTTCATCTTTTTTCTTTGATTGTACAAGTTTCTTAGTGTCAACTTTCTTATCTAATATTGCGTTTGCTATTCCTGTTCTTAAAGGTACCTCGCCTGTTTCAGGATTTGGTTCAGGTTTAACAACTCTATTCTTTTCGTTTTCTAGTTTTTGTTTGACAATATTTAATTGACCTTGTAAAGTAACTATCTGTCTTTCTAAAGTATCTGTATCTTTTTCTTTATCTAGTTTAATCTTTAGTTCTTTTTCTTTATCAGTATCACCTTTTTTAACATTGTCAACATCTAAATTTGCCTCGTTGATTTCTGGATTGTTAGTTACATAGTTAGCGACAGAGTTTAACTTATCTTCTGCACTTGTTATCTTAGATTGCAACCATGCCTCCATATTATAGTCATCACTCTTACCAGAAAGAAAGTCCATTATCTTTCCTACTCTTTCTTGTATAGTTTTTAACTGACCAACTGCCATAGAAACTTCGTAGTCTTCTTTGACTACTTTAGGTGTTCTAACTTCTCTCAATGAGTCAGCAAATCTTTTTGTATATTTTGTCATTATGTTCCTTATTAGTTTCCTGGTCTATAAGTTTCTGGTGCTGATAACTTGTCGTTAGTTCTTTCTACCGACTCAATTTCCACCTCATCAATATTACCACCACCGCCTGGTCCTATTTTTCTTTTGTTTCTTGCTTTTCTTAACTCGTCATCTGCCTTGTCTTCAGCATCTTTTTCACTATTTGCATTGATAACCATATGAAAAGCATCTTCACTTCCTATGCCTCTGTAATTTACTTTTCCTTCAATTTCGTATCTAGCTTCGGTTAGGCTTTTTTTTATTAGACCTCTTGATTTTAAAACTGCTTCTTCAATTGAACCAGGTTTTGTATCAAGGTATCTTTTCGCATTTTCTCTTGACTCACCATACATAGCTTTCATATTAACCATTTTCTTTTCTTTTGAAATTTTCATCATAGCATTCATCATTTCAGGTGTGTCTTTAACAACAGCCATGTCAGCACCACCATTATCTTTAACAGCTGCTTTTACATTTGATTTCATGTAACCAGCATTCATATCATCAATAGGATTACCTTTGTGATCTGGTTTATGAGAGCTCTTAACCATTGCGTTAAGGTCTTTCATCTTCGGTTCTGAATCAGTTTCTTTAGTCTTTTCTTCTTTCTTCATCTTCATAGCATTCATAGAACCTTCTTTTTTTCTTAACATTGCAAAATCTTTTGCGTCAAGATCACCGTCTTTATCTTTATCTAATTTCTTTTGACCGCCCACTAAATCTTCTGACTTTTTCATTGCTCTGATTGGCATTTTCGCAGCTTTCATTGCCATCACATTGCCTGACGCCATTTCAGATTTCAT